CCACCACCGCCTGGTACTAACGACATTACTTCAAATACTGTTGGGTTTTGATCACTTGTTACTTCTTGTAGGTAGTACGTTCTACCGTAAATGGATGCACCGGTACCACCAGAGATACCAGAGAAACCTGTATAACCTGAAATACCAGTAAAGCCAGAGTAACCGCTAATACCAGTAAAGCCAGAATAACCGCTAAAGCCTGTAAAGCCGCTGTAACCAGATATACCAGTATAACCTGAAATACCTGTAAAACCACTATAGCCGCTAATACCACTATAACCGCTAATACCGGTATAACCTGAAATACCAGTGAAGCCGGAATAACCGCTTATACCAGTGAAGCCGGAATAACCAGAAATACCTGACCAACCGCTAATACCGCTGAAACCAGAAATACCTGTAAAACCAGATATACCAGTATAACCTGAAATACCTGTAAAGCCGCTGTAACCGCTTATGCCTGTAAAGCCGGAGTAGCCAGAAATACCTGACCAACCTGAAATACCGGTAAAGCCTGAGAAGCCAGAATAACCTGAAATACCGGTAAAGCCGCTAAAACCGCTAATACCAGAATAACCAGACCAACCAGAAATACCTGTAAAACCGCTTATACCAGAGAAGCCAGAATAACCTGAAATACCGGTAAAGCCGGAATAACCACTGATACCTGTAAAACCTGAGATACCAGTAAAGCCTGAAAAGCCGGAGTAGCCACTAATACCACTAAAACCGCTAATACCTGTAAAGCCTGAATAACCTGAAATACCAGTAAAGCCTGAATAACCAGAAATACCTGTGAAGCCAGAGTAACCGGAAATACCAGACCAACCACTAATACCTGTAAAGCCGCTAAAGCCGCTTATACCAGTGTAACCACTAATACCAGTATAACCAGAAATACCAGTGAAACCACTATAACCACTGATACCACTAAAACCTGAAATACCTGTAAAACCACTATAGCCGCTTATACCAGACCAACCTGAGAAGCCACTAAAGCCTGAATAACCAGAGATACCGGAGTAGCCTGATTGGCCTATGGCACCTGATGCACCAGAATAACCAGATATACCTGACCAACCGGACGTACCTATTTGCCCGCTGAAGCCGGAAAAGCCGGATGCACCTCTAATTGCTGAGTAGACGAATGAATTTGCCATAGTAGTTTGTTATTTGTTAATATTTATATTTCTTTAGCAGGTTTTGAGAGTGTTTTTAAACTAAATTCCACATACCTCCAATATATATTACAGAAACTGTTTCGTAAGGTGTATCGATCACATCAAACGTGCTTCCATCAATCAGATCTGGGTTTGTTGCGGATATAGTAATAAGATTTGTTGTTGTGTTAGCATTTCCTGACATATCCTTAATGGTGTATGTCTTACCTGGTGTACCAACCGGTAGTGTAACTGTTGCTTGACCCCCTACATTTACTCCGATAAAGTAATCACTAGGTGTAGCTGTATAGTAGGCATTTGTTACATATGTTGCCGGAACATAAGAGTTAAGAACATTATCGCTAGTGTTTAATATGCCACGTTCATTAACAACTACTGCAACGTTGCTTGAAACAGCGCGCATTATTGGTTTTGAAACTGTGTTTAATGCACTTACATTATCTGAAGTTGTAGCACCAGCAACTGTTGGTGAAAGGAATAAGCAATCCCCTGGTACTAAGTTATTAATATCAGAAGTGTTGAAAGTTATTAATCCGTTATATACAATATAGAATAGACTCGAAGTAGCATATTCTACTACACCAGTTGCTTCAGCATTTACAACGTTATTAGCTTGAGCTAGGTACCATAAACCGTCTCCGTAGTTTAGTCTTAGTACTTGACCAGCGCTAAACGAGTTAGTAGCCATTATTAACTGACTAGAAATGTTAACAGGGTCACCGCTAAAGCCTGAGAAACCAGAGAAGCCTGATTGACCAGAAAAACCTGATATACCAGACCAACCTGAGGTACCAGAATCACCTTTATCACCCTTTACTTGACCGACATCAGTCCAAGTACCGTTAGCGTATACCCATAAATCACCAGTTGTTTCGTCAATGACACCGTTACCGTTTACAGCTGATGGGTAAGCAGCATTTAAAGTAGCTTGTGCATTAGCACCAACAGTCGGTACTGTACCGATAATAGTAACTGAAGTACCGTTTACACCAGAATAACCTGATGTACCGCTAAAGCCGCTATAACCTGAGAAACCACTAAAGCCTGTAAAACCGCTTATACCGCTATAGCCTGAGAAGCCAGTAAAGCCTGATATACCACTAAAACCGCTAAAGCCTGTATAACCACTAAAGCCTGTATAACCTGAAGCACCGTTAATGCCGTTTATACCGGAGAAACCTGAGTAACCAGTAAAGCCGCTAAAACCTGAAGTACCAGAGAAACCAGAGAAGCCGCTATAACCGGTCCAGCCTGAGAAACCACTAAAGCCAGAATAACCAGATTGACCACTGAAACCAAAAGGTATATTAGTTATAACACTACTATAATGTGTAGTACCTAAGAAATAGTATGTTAAGACTTCTGTTTGAGTGTCTGTAGTATAACCACGTATATCTATTACAATACGGTCAGAAGTATTAATGTATATAGCATTGTCTATATAGTATTGAGTACGAATGTAAGTTGGGTTTGGTGTTTTAACTAACTGATCACTCATTACTGAGAACAGTTGAGTCTTATTACCGCTTACATCAAGGGTACTTACAATATACGTAAAATAAGTTTGTGCATTATATGCATTTGGACCTGATAATGAATACCAAGTATCAAAGTACCAGTTGCCTGTATTGATTACACCTCTTAAAGGATAGCCTGATAAGGTTACAGTTAATAGAACAGGTGCTGGGTTTTGAGTTGTATTAAATATACAATCAACATATGTTTCAGCTCCGTTTTGTGCATCAGGTCCAATATAGTTGTAACCTACAACATCAGAAGTTAAAGTAGTTGGGTATAATACTACACCAGGTGTAGAGTCACCACTGTAGCCTGAAGTACCGCTAAAACCACTATAGCCTGAAATGCCAGAATCGCCAGACCAGCCTGAAATACCAGAGTCACCGCTAAAGCCACTAATACCGCTGAAACCGCTAATACCGCTAAAGCCGGAGTAGCCTGAAATGCCGCTAAAACCGCTAAACCCAGAGAAACCAGAAGTACCAGAGTAACCAGTAATACCAGAGTAACCTGACCAACCAGTATAACCTGAGACACCTGTAAAGCCGCTATAACCTGAAATACCAGAAGTACCGGTATAGCCGCTTAAACCGCTATAACCCGAGAAACCACTAATACCAGAGCCACCGCTAAAGCCTGTATAACCAGATATACCGGAGTTACCGCTATAACCGCTTATACCAGAGTAGCCTGAGAAACCAGAATAACCGCTAATACCGCTAAAACCAGATGTACCGCTAAAACCAGAGATACCTGTGTAACCAGAAATACCAGAATAACCACTATAACCAGATATACCAGAAAAGCCTGATATACCGCTAAAGCCTGTATAGCCGCTGATACCAGAATCGCCGCTAAAGCCTGAAATACCACTATAACCGCTTATGCCGCTGTAACCACTAATACCGCTAAAGCCGCTAAAGCCTGAATTACCTTGCGCACCTTGTGCACCGGTGTCGCCTTTTATTTGACCAACATTAGTCCAGGTACCATTTGCATATACCCATAAGTCACCAGATGTTTCGTCTATAACACCATTACCATTAACTGCACCTGGGAACGCTGCGTTTAATGTAGCTTGTGGGTTACCGCCAACAGTTGGTACCGTACCAATAATAGTAACTGAAGTACCGTTTTTACCAGAGTAACCAGATATACCGCTAAAGCCTGTATAACCAGATATACCAGTGTAACCACTTATACCTGTAAAGCCCGAGTAACCAGAAATACCAGAGAAGCCAGAATAACCAGAGTAACCAGAAATACCAGAATTACCACTAAAACCCGTGAAACCAGAAATACCACTGTAACCAGAGAAGCCTGTATAACCACTAATACCGGTGTAGCCAGAGAAACCAGAATAACCGCTTACACCAGAATAACCTGATATACCTGAGCCACCACTAAAGCCTGATATACCGCTAAAACCAGAGTACCCAGAATAACCACTGATACCAGATGTACCAGAGTAGCCTGAAATACCAGAATAGCCTGAAGCGCCTGTGTAACCAGATATACCACTATAACCTGAGTAACCGCTAATACCAGAGGTACCAGTATAACCACTAATACCGCTATAGCCTGAAAAACCGCTAAAGCCGGTAAAGCCGCTAAAACCGGTGTAACCAGATATACCTGTATAACCGCTAAAGCCTGAATAACCAGACCAACCTGAAGTACCAGAGTAGCCTGAATAACCAGACCAACCTGAAGTACCTGTAAAGCCTGAGTAGCCTGAAATACCTGTATAACCGCTAAAACCTGATATACCGCTAAAGCCTGAAAAGCCTGTATAACCACTATAACCAGAATCTCCGTCTATACCGCTAAAGCCTGAATAGCCCGATATACCGCTTTCACCAGACAAACCAGAATCGCCACTAAAACCAGATATACCTGAATCACCACTATAACCTGAAATACCAGACCAACCTGATTGGCCTGTAAAACCACTGTAACCAGACGCACCATCTTTACCATCTGCACCAAGTGCAATGTTGGTAATGACTCTACTATAGTAATCTGTACCTAAATAAATGTATGTTATGTCTTCTGCATCTGGGTCTGTAGTAATAGCTAAAGTTTCAACTATTAAACGATCAGTTACATTTAAAGGTATAGGTACGCTTATATAATATGGTGTCCTTGATAATATAGGATCAATATAAGGCGTTTTAGTGATGAAATCACTTGTAGCAGAGAATAAAGAAGTCTTAGTGCTTGTAGCATCGTCCCATTTGCTTACTACATAAACAAAATATGTATTAGCATTATATGCATTAGGGCCTGATAAAGCATAATACGTATCAAAGTACCAGGTACCAGTATTAATTAACGACTTATTAGGAGCACCAGAAAGTGTAATAGTACTAATAACACCAACAGGGTCATTAGCATTAGTAAAGACTACATCTAGAGGTACTTGTGCACCTATTTGAGGTACTGAGTCAGAAAAGTTATAAGGGGTTATGTCAGCTGAGTTAGTAGTTGGGTAAAGTATTAACCCAATGGCAGCTGAACCAGAAGCACCTGAAAAACCAGACGCACCTTGATTGCCTTGTGCACCTTGTGCGCCGCTAAAACCAGATGTACCAGAGTCTCCTTTTATTTGACCAACATCTACCCAAGCACTACCATTCCATACATTTAAATGACCGGTATCTTCTACTATATAACCATCACCAGCATTACCTGTATAAGGAAAAGGTAAAGCTGATGCAGTTGGTACTGAACCAACTATTGTTACTGAAGTACCTGTTGCGCCTGAATAACCAGAAATACCGCGCGGGCCTGTTGAGCCTTGAGCACCTTGTGAACCCTGTGTACCTTGTGAACCTTGAGCACCTTGTGCGCCAGAAGGACCAGAAGGACCAGCAGGGCCTTGCGGACCTATAGGACCTGTTGGACCGGTAGGACCAGAAGGACCAACAGCAGAAACTGAAGAAATAGCTATCGAGTAAGTTGTATAGGTTCCATTTCCGTTATTTTGCTCCAAAAAGAGCAAATCACTAGGTTGTGCCGCTGGAACTGTTGGAAGTTCATGCGGATAAACGATTGATGGGTACTGTGTATACGGATTGTCCGCCATATTATCCTATTACTTAGTTGTTAGGACTACGAAGACCGAGATAAGTGTCAGGACTATTAGAACTTCCTAATGCACTTGCACCTGGAGTATGAGCTCCACCGCCTGCATAAAGATTTACTAATACGCTGCTATCATCATAAGCACCGTAAACCCCTGTATCAGGTTTACCAACAGTGCCGCTATTTCCACTGTAACTAGCATATCCAGATAGCGGGGCATTTGTATTAGTTAAATAGTTGTAACTATTAGTTCTGCTGTATTTGTCTATATTTTGTGCATAGTTTTTATTTTCTATTACTCTTACATCTTCACCAGGAGTACCTGTATTAAGAGGTACAAATCCATCAAACTTGTTATCGTATACTTGTTCAGATAGAGCTTCACGAGGTGCTTGAGGCTCATATGTGTAGTCATAACGCTTACCTTTTACTGTCCATATATAATGACCTAATAACTGATTACGATCTCCACCCTTTTGATCGACACGCTCAGTTATTTCAAATATTTGACCGGATCTACCATTTGGTCTTGTTGTTCCGTATTCGGATAGCTCAATAAGATCTCCTGCTTTAGGTTCATATATATATCTAGACGTAATAGCACTCAACGGAGAACTCGATAAAGTGTTCGTAAACGTTTGTATAGAAATAACAGCAGTTATATCAGCATCCCCTTGTATACCAAACCTACTCAATATAATACTATCATTATTAAGTGTTAGGCACATTACCATTGGTATAGGTGGTAAGAAACCAGCTAAAGGTTGTTCACCGTAGAAAAAGTCATGTCCAGATAATGTATATTGGTTAACATAATAGTTAACTTGCATACCATATTGAGATATCTGCTCTGCCCACCAGTTATTAAACAACTGGATTTGATATTGGTTGTTAGCAACGTCTAAATAACGTATAGGCCCTAGTGCACATTCTGAACCTCCAGGTAGATTAGTGCCAACAGGATAACTAGTACCAGGTGCTATATAAGGACCGGTATCAACACAATACTGAGCTATAGACATAAAAATATTTACAAAAACCATAGAATTAATCAGTGGAATACTAAATAATATTATAATGAGCAAAATTAAGAATCTATCCGACTTAGGATCTTTGTATTCAATGGTACAAGAAAATGCAGCAAAACAACCAGTCATTGAGATGGGCAATAATCAGCCTGAAGTTCTCTTAACTGATGCTGCTAGATATATTCCAGTATCAAGTAAGCAACAAAGACTTAATGAAAATGCTCCTAAAACAGGCAATGCTCTTGGTAGTGATAAAGAAAAAGAAGAACTAGTTAAAGGCACAGGGCCTGAAGCAGCAGAAGGCTTCAAAAAAGGTGAAGCTAAAGAAAAGCAAGAAGCTAAAAAGGAAACGAAACAAGAAAAAAAGGATATGGAAGCAGCTGAAGAAAATAAAGAAGCTCCAGAAAAAATGGAAGAGAACGTAGATTCTGCTTCCAGAACTCCTAAATATAATAAACAATATTTTACTATGCCTAAATCAAAATTCCAAAAATTATACGAAGACGCTATCAATAGCGGTACTTTTGCTCCTATTAGTGAAGAAGAAGCAGTTACTCCAGTAGCTGATGCACCTGCTGGTGAAGAGCCGATGGGTACAGAACCTGAAATGGGCGGCGAAGAAGAAGCATGCTGCACACATGAAGAAGCAATCGAAATGGTTGAAAAGCTTTTAAAGTTCCTTAAGAAGGACACAGAATATGATAAAGAGCATGGTGATTTAGGTGATGAAGACCAAGCTTTCACACATGATGGCGGTCCAGAAGAAGAAAGCAACATGCCAATGGAAGAAGCTGTTGAAACAGAAGATTTAGGACATGCTAACGTTGGTTCCGGTGTTAAAACAAAGTTTACTAAAGACGGTCATAAGATCGAAACTGAAGGTGACGATGAAGTAAAACCTACCCACAAAAAAGCAGATACAGGTAAAATTGATCTAGCTCCTCAGCCAAAAGCTTTAGGTGATAAATACGACGACGGTAAGAACAATAAAGTCAGCGATTTAAAACCAGGCAAAGGCCTATTTAAACAATAAGTTTTAAGGCATAGACATTCACAAAGCCCTTAGCAATAAGGGCTTTTTTTATGGACGTTTATAAGGGTGCCCAACTGGTGTAAGGAAACGCTTATCTAACATGCCAGCAGCTGGACTACCATTTGGTACTCTCCATCCCTGGTCAAATAGCTCATCCAAATCAGCATTTGTTTGATTTTGTTGATAAGAAATAACAACTGGATTACGAGCTATAATACCATCGTCTTGTTTTTGTCCGTACTTTCTGTACATTTCAGAAGGCTTTGGTGCACTAACTACAAATGGATCCCAGTTATTTGGTAACATTTTAAGCGGCTTACCATTAGCATCTTGCTGAGCTACTTCATAAAACTGTTCGACTACTTTAGGCTCTAATATGAACATTGCCCATATAAGAGCTTCTACTCTATCATCCAAGTACTTGTCTGATTGTTTTTTCCACACTCCATTATCTTGACGTATATATGTTTTAAACTCTTCAATAGTTGGTTTATCGTATATCTTAACACACCTTAATACGTTCATCCAGTATCTAAAGTTGGACATGGAGTTAAACTTACTATTGGTATGAGAATAGACACCTAAACGATTATCCTTCTCTACCTTTTCAGTGAACGAACCCATACTTGGGGTATACTTTACTATATTAGGATACTGATGAGTATTGACTAGTGCATCTACTACTGAAGCACCGCAGTTGTTGCGTTCTACTAATAATGGCGGGTTACCCCATTGACCGGCTATTTCTACGAGCTTCCCAGCAAAGTTAAATGGGTCCAGTTTATTATTAGAGTATGTAGCTACTTGTTCTATGTTAGTTAAATCTGTTACATCCACTATTTGTATAACAGAGTTAGCTCTACCTATACCTTCTCCAACGTCAACCCCTATACTATAGTAATGCCCGTCAATGTGGTCTTTATATATTTTAAAGTTACCATCATCATCTTCATATATTGGTTCAGGTGCACTAGCAATGAGTTCATCTAGCTGGTTTTTATCGAAAATGTTTTCACCAGCCGCTCTAAACTCATTACCGTATTCTTGATTAAAAGCTTCCACTGAACCTAGTGCTCTAGCAGTTTGTTCTTTCCATTGTTCATCTCTACCTGGAACCTCCCACCAATCTACTCGTTCAGCGTGCCAACCATTTTTATTTGCAATAGCATCAGTATATGTGTTAAAGAAAAGATTACCTACACCGTTAGGTGTAGATAGCATAAAAATTTTAGACTTTTTAGATGAAGAAATAACAGGAAATACTGATTCCCAAAAGTCGTCCATAAACTCTGGCGGAATAAATGCAGCTTCGTCAATGAGTAGACAGTTAATAGATTCACCTCTGGCAGCATCAGATGTGGTGGTACTAATACCAATGGAAGAACCATTTGCTAATACTAAACCTGTTTTAGCATACTCTATTACGCCAGGTTTCATATAGTTTGGCAACATTTCGTATGCTAAACGAATACGTTTAAAAATATTAATAGCAGTTGTTTCTTTATTTGCAATTAACAGTACTCGAAAGTCATCATTAAAGCAAACCATCCACAAAGCAAATATAGTTAAGATGGTCGTTTTACCAATCTGTCTAGAAGCTAGTACAACGTTAAATCTGTTTTCTACCAGGGCTTTTAATATACGTTTTTGGTATGTATAAAGTTTGATAGGTTGTTTACCTTCATCAAGATTAACAATATAAAAAAAGCGAGAAAAGTGTAATATAGACTTGCGTGCACGCTCCAAGTCTTCCACCATTTCCGGTGTCCAGTTAAACTGAGTCTCCGGCACAGGTAAGTTTTTATTACCTAAATAAAAAGACTCTCTGGGTGCTTTTGGCATATTAATACTTACTATGGATATACCAATATACACTGGTAAGTTATTTTCATGAACATAAAGCTATCAGGTAATAAGTTTAATCCAGTGGGTTATTGGGAAACACCTTTAAAAGCCTTTATTAAGTTTCCTACAGCGGGTGGTCAGGTTATTTACCCTGGTCCAGAACTTTTAGAGTTGTTTGATCAAGAAGGTTATGTGATGACTACTCTTGAACAGTATTTTGCAGATGCTAGTGGAGAAGAACTCTCTAAACATTATGAAGATCAAACTTGTTTAAAAAGGCCGTGGATAGTTAAGGATCCAGTACCGTTAGAAGGAGCAGAAACACCATTTGAAGGTGCTTATTTGAACCATAGTTTATTGTTTGAACGTAGAGCGTTTGCTAAGGGTGCATTAGAACAACTCAATGAGTGGGTATCTTATAATGTACAACTATACAAGCTTATTAAGTTGAGACCGAAGTGGGGTATAGATTTTTCAGTAGATTATGCAGACAGGGAAGGTAACGTAATGGAAGTAATACATTATGAGCACGATGAGTTCTTTTTTGACGATATTGAAGCTAGAAGAGAAAGAGTAGAAAACATATTCTTAACTACTGATTGGAACGATGTAGCAAAACAAATGCTAAAACGTAAAGAGCAATGGGCGCATTTAGATTTATTTGCACAAGGAGATTGGAAATGTGCTTTCTTAGGTATTCCTACAGATAGCCAGAAAAAGATCTCTTGGAGAGCTTAATGAGTAAGATCTTAATACTCGGTGATAGTTTTGCTGCAGATTGGTCTGTTAAATATAAAAGCTATTCAGGCTGGCCTACTTTATTGGCTAAAAAACACGACGTGACTAATATTGCCCAAGCAGGAGTCAGTGAGTATAAAATATACAAACAGTTATTAGCTGTAAAAAACTTAGAAACATTTGACTGGGTTATAATATCTCATACCAGTCCATATAGGGTCCCGACTGTAAAGCACCCCGTACATAGTAAAGATAGTTTACATAAAGACGCAGATTTAATTTTTACAGATATAGAGTATCATAATAATAAGTTGGTTAATCTGTTCAATCGTTCGTTAAAAGCAGCTTATAACTTCTTTTTACAACATTACGATAAAGATTATTACGAAACAACATATGCATTATTAAGAAAAGAGATTAACTATATTCTAAAAAATAAAAAAGTCTTAGTAGTATCCAATCTTGATATACTAGATAAGTTTATTAAAGAAGATAAA